AATTCAGTCACTTCTGCTAAACGCAGCTTGATTCGTTTTCCGGAATCCCAAAATTGCGAACTTCTCTTGACACTAGCATGCAAGGAAGGTAGTCACCGTATCTGTTATACCATCCATACAAGCTAGGAATTTGAAGAACAGGATCACCTTTTGAATAGTTTATTGAATGATTGAAATATAGCGTAAACCCATTTTCAATTTCTTCGCTATGCCATGTTTTCTTTGAAGTACCAGCATCCATTGCCAACGAAAACGTACCGTCTTCGTGAATGTAAGATTTTTCATAAGCACTCATCAATCTTGCCTGAACTTCCCCCTGAACAGTAACAATGCAGGTCGCTGCATATCCTCCATCACGTGATTTGGCGGTAATAGTTGCTTTCCCATATCCATTCCCAGATACATGACCCGACGAACTAACTGAGGCTATCGACGTATCGGATGACGACCATGAGACCGACTTATCCGTGGCATCACTTGGAGAGAAAATGGCCCTGAGGGATTTGCTGTTGTACTTATAAAGGGTCATTGAGGATTGATCCAGAGAAATTCCTTTTACATGGATCATAGCCAGTACCGTGCAGCTAGCCTTGTATCCTCCATCGTGAGACGTGGCCGTAACCGCCGCAAAACCGGTTTTTCCGAGCATCTTAATATTTCCCTGCTGATCAACGGTAACAAGTGCCGGATTGCTTGATGCCCAGATAATTTGCCTGTCAGTAGCATCCTTAGGATTAATTGTAGCAGACAACTTGGCAGAAGCATCGGGCATTTTGTTTTCCGGGCGCTGCGGTTAAATTTTGAGTATGAAAAAACGCCCTGCCGGATGGCGGGACGAGATTCAATGGTTTATTGCGTTTTCGGGATTTTAGATGTAAAATATTGGCGAAAAGAGGTGATACATAATGTCTGGAAAAGATCAATGGGTTAGCCCGCGCGACAATGGCAAGTGGGGTGTACATGGTGCCGGAAACAGCCGGGATACCAATCAATTCGACACCCAAGCCGAAGCCATTGCGCGGGCAAAGGAAATTGCCACAAATCAAAGCAGTGAAGTTGTTATTCAGGGCCAAAATGGACGCATTTGCAGCAAGGATAGCTATGGCAATGACCCATGCCCTCCTAAAGACAAAGAGCACTAATCCGCCGGTTTGAGTTTGACAACAATGTTGTCGCCCGCAGTGGTAATCAGATTATTGGTTACCACTGCAATTTCTTTACCTGTAGACACATCCACAACCGTTAGCTTTTCGCATTTCGCAGAAAGCGGAAACTGGTTATTCACTTTTTCCATCATACTTACCCCCTTAAAAATCCGCATAAAAATACCGCCTGCTGAAACGGCACGGCGGTATTTATTCGGCTGTGATACTCTGGATTTCGGTTTCGAGGATTCCCACAATACCGCCTGTACCCTGGTCTCGAACGTCAAGTTGTGAAATCTCCGGATCGTTGTCCTCGGCGGCCACACAGGAAACATATTTGCCCTTGACCCGCTCTCCGCTTTTGAGCTTCACGAGCAGGACGGTATTCCCGTCGAGTTTTCCGCTCGCCCGAATGTTTCGAAGGACTTTTATCAGATCCATTTTTATTTTTTCGCCTCCCTATATGGCACCGCATGAATGCCAGTCTTTGAATAGTGGATTTTGAAATCCGTTGCCGGATACAATTTTTGTTCAACCGGGTCAAACACATATCCGATCGCATGGTCCGTATGGATGATCTCCTGCAGGGCTCCACCACGTTTTATCAGCTTTCCCGTGGCCGCGTATTTATTAACCAGTGCCTGTACCTCTGAAAGAGATCCCGTGAAATAGCTTCGGCCTGCAATATAGCCGTTACCCTGCATGTGACGGGCTTGCTTATCTGGATTTACCCTTAGCGAGTACTTGCCGCCTTTGATTGCATTCCGGGTTCTCTGGTCAGTAACGGCCTGCTTTAGTCCATTCCATTTATCAAGATCATTATACTTCAAATTCTGAAATTCGGCAAAGGATTTCGGAGAATTTTCTTTGAGGACCGATTTCATGCCCTGGTACTGCTTGAAGTCGGCCACTTCGTTCTGCGCTTTCTTCCGTTCGCGTTCCACCGTACCCGCACCGTGAAATTTGTCCTGCTCTGCTTTCCACTCCTCATAGTTCTGCGCCTCAGTCGGCATACTCGCACCCGTCACCGCGTCGCGGGCCATACGGTCACTGTTCAAATTCGCCAGCTCCGGGATATACGGTGCGGTCGTGCAGCGGCAGAACGGATGCCACGGCGGGCAGTTGACGCCCTCAATGGCCTTGCTTACCGGATAATGCTTCCCATCAAAATACGCACAGTCGGGGCAGGTGTGGCCATCCAATGTGACGATATCCTCAAATTCGTCGATCCCGTCGTCGTCACATGCCTGTAACTGCGCTTGATTCGTAACGTGTGCAGACTCCGTGTATAACAGGCGATAGGCTTCGTACTTCTTGCCCGTGCCGGTTACCTTGCCGTCGGTGTCCGTCCGAACCGCGCCGATTTGCTTTTGGAGCTGATCCGCGAAATCCTGCGGCGGCCGACCGGTCACGAACATGTTGTTGAGCGTCTGCCGGATTTTGAATCCCGTGTCAATATCCTGCCGCCAGAGATGCTCCGAAATATCCATGCCGAAAACCGGCTGTTCGATTACTTTCCGGATGGCCGACGCGGCCGGCTGGGAATACGGAAACTTGAATCCCGTGTACTGCTCGATATCAAAAAGCCGGTGGTAATACTCCGACGTGTAGATATCCGCTGCCTTGCCCTCCATCTGCTTTTTCTGCTCCTGGTACAACTTTTGAAGTACACCATCGCACTGCGCCAAAAGCGCTTCGTAACGTGTAACGCGGGCTTTCACGGAAAGGTTGTCAACCTGCAAGTTGAACGTACCAATGGAATCCTTGGCAAGTTGCTCAAACTCCGCAAGGCCGCCGCGGAAGTCCCGCAGCTCCGAAAGGGAAAGGACTTTCTGCGCCTCGTCCAGCGTGATTTTATTGTTCTTGGCATAACGCGTAAAAAAATAAAAGACCTTGTCATTGAGGTCTTTCCGTGCCTGCTCAAATGCTTTCACAAGGTCGGGAATCTGGCCGTTGACGGCGGACTCCATGCGGCCAATGCTGTCGATCGCGCGCTGCTCCCAATAGGAAGGCATCAGGAATCACCGTCTTCCGCATTATTTCCCGGCGGCTTTCCCGCCCCCTGCGCTCCTGCCTGAACTGGTCAAGCATATTCTTTTCCTTGTCGGCCTGCTCTTTCTTGATCTGCGCCCGCTCCGCCTGCCAGTCGGTGACAAGCGGATGAACCTTCGTTTTCGTTTCGTCCGACATTACCGTGTCCGGTGTCTGGGCGATAATTTGTGAAATCTCGGTCGCGTTCTGCGGCTTTGTGCGTTTCCACGTCTGAACGAACTGCTTGCTTTCATCCGCGCCGAGATTGTGCAGGACTGCCCGGAGAAATTCGTCGATAGAATCTCGGAATTCCGTTTCCATCAGGCCGGATTTCAGTTCCAGCAGCCCGTACAGATAATCAATGTACACGCCCGACTGGTTCCCGGCGGTCGGCGGGCTCGGGTTGACGGCCATTGCCGCCGTCCAGAACTCGTCATTGAGAATATCGCGGAACACCTGCCTGGCCTGATATGGGATTTCGCCGCGAACCGCATCCACACCACCCTTGTCATCGACACCAATCCACTTCTTGGCCTTCATGAGTTTTATTGGGTCAACCGGGTGCATAACCGGGCGGCCATCCTCGTCCAGCACCTGCTTTCCGTCTTTGCCGTAGACCGGCGCTGCCCTCTGCCCGTCGTAGTTCTTAATAACCCAGATAATTTCCTGAAGGTCGTCAATATCGTTGGCAAACCCGGACATCAGCTTGTCGAGCGCATCAATGATATCCTTATACATGATGAGATCCGGCAGTGCCTTGGCATTGTTCCGGAACTCAATAAACGGAATCCGACCATACTGGTGCGGCTGGATATTCCAGTTTCCATCGGGAAGCGTGTCATAGGTAATCGCCGGTTTTGGTGCCGTCCCCGACGCTTCCGGGCGGATCAGATAGGCAACCTGCGTATCGCTCCACAGCTCATATCGTGTTACCGGATGGCCGGCGGCATCATTGAATGAATAAACCCGAATTAAGTATTTCAGCCGCTTTTTGACCGTGCTGCGGTCGTAAATCGGGACAACGGTCATCGGGTTTAAATACCAATAATCGAACACGCCGGTTTCGTTGTCCTTCCAGTATGTCAGCCACGCCCGGCCGGTGTTGGAAGCGTCGATACCCAGCTGGCGTATAACCTTCGGCCACTGCGTCCCGATTGCGTCATTGACACGCTGCAGCAAAGCCTTGCCGCCGTTTTCCGTGCTATCCGCCGGAAGATCAAACTGCGGCGGGATCGTGAAAAGATACCCGACTTTCTGGTCCACAACCGTCCGGTGCCGGTTCATGGAAATCCGGTTGTCAGCGCTGCGCAGCGGGTTGGAGCCTTTGAGCTTCAGGAACTTATTGACCTCGTCGATTGCCGCGGCGCCGGAACGCTTGATACCATCGTGATTGTCGTAGTAATCGAATCCCTGCTGCGCCTGCACTACAAATTTCGCATATTGGCATCCGTCGCTGTAAAGGTAATTCTGGATGACCTGCCGGATCTGCGCCAGATTCCGAAAATCAATATCCGTGTTCAAGTTCTCACCACCCCCCTATCGTTGTGCCGCCGTGATGCACCATGACCGTGTTCACGAAATAGCGGATTTCGTCCATCGCGTGGTCGTTTTCCTTGACCGGCTTGTCTTCCTGCTTTTTGTCGTCCCAGCGGTACGCGGAAAACTCCATGATGGCGCCGGAACAGTTCTTGGTGACTTTCAGCCGGCCGGACTTAAAGGCCGCAGCTGTCTCACGGATGCCGTCCAGCACGTCGTTGTTTGCCTGCCGGACCGTAAACCGCCCGTGCTTCCGGATTTCTGCGATCATGGACGCCGCGGACGGGTCAATAACAATTTTACTGATATACCGCTTCCCCGCCAGCTTCTCAACCTCGGCATAATACTCTGCATCGGTAAGCTGCCGGCGCGTCTCCCTGCCGGAATGGTAATACTCGTCGAAGCGGTACCAGACACCCCTGTACAGGCCGTACAGCCCCGCACTGAACGGGTTCAGCGTGCCGTAGTCAATCGAAATGTAATATTTTACATACTGCCGGTCGGCGGGTTCTACAATGCCCTGCCCGTTGGCAACATCGGGATAAATCAGGCCGTCCGCCGCCACCCACTTGCCGAGGATATACCGGTCGTAGAAAACGCCGGAATAGTCGTTGTAATACTCCTGCTTTTTTGCCTCACTCAAAGACGGGTTATCGTCTAGAAGAAAGTGCAAGTGTTTGGCGTTATGCTTGTGTTTCGGGTCAAGGATCCACTCACGGTAAAACCAATGCATAGGCCCCTCGGGGTTACAGTTAAACCAGTATTTTGAACCTTCCACACTACACCGTGCCAATGCCTGGTTAACAAATGATTCCGGCATCAGGGCAACTTCATCCAGAAGAACCCCGGCCAGCGTGACGCCCTGAATCAGCATATAGGATGCTTCGTCTTTACCGCCAAAGACATAAAACGTATTTGTTTTATGACCTCTGGACACCGTCAGGACGTGATTTGCAAAGTGCAGAGTAAACTGTTCGCGCAGATATTTAATCCCCATCAGCGGCTTTATGACATTGCGCTCGGCGGAAATGACTGTCTTGCCGCAAATGCCGAAATTCTGCCCGGAGAAGTTACCCATCGCCCACAGGATAAACGACAGCGACATGACGGACGTCTTGCCGGAGCGGATCGCGCCATCGCAGATCAACGCGGATTTACCGGAATACGGAAAACGGAGGATTTCGCGCTGCTTTTCAGATAGGCTCATTTACTTAAATCCTCCTTGAGTGACTTCGTTATCGGGTCGTCCTCGGTATCGACGCCGGACTGGTTCTCAGGCTGCTTATCCCGCCATTGCTCCGGCTTACGGTTTTTGAGCCAAAAGATAGCAGCAGTAGTTTCAGGCGGGACAGTATGCTTAATAAGCGTAACCTTGCGACCGTCTTTTTTGCTCTGCTCAATTTTCGTTTCGGTAAATTCAAAGCCTTTTGCCCGTTTTAAAAGTGCATTCTCGACCTCGACGTCAACAACTTCCTTACCCTTTTTTAGGGCGTCCGATATGTCCGGATACTTCTTTTTCCAATCGGCAAGAGTAGAACGGCGAATTCCCATGTTGTGGGCAAGCTGTTCATCAGTTAGGCCGTCCCGTGCCCAGGCCTCCAACAGCGTGCGCCCATCTGGTGTCAGCCACTTTTGATATTTTCCTTTCGCCACACGGCTCACCACCTCGTTTCACAGTTTCATACGGGCACCGTGGCAGCATACACGCCCACGCCCCGGTACGCCTGTAATCATTCCAGACACATTTTGGACTGCACACTGCCGGTCACCTTCCCGAAAATGGCATGAAAAAGGACGGCCCGAAGGTCGCCCACAGGATATTGACAATGTAAAACTTAAAAATACAACATGTTGATAACTCGGTTGAATATGTGAAATTATTTTGGCACAAGGCATTAAAATAGTAATAAATTGTATACCGGACACGAATTATGGTGTATAATTGTTATAAATTGAGAATTAAGGGAGGAATATACTATGTCATTGGCTATAATCAAAACGGCCATGTCTCATTGTCATGATGTTAGCAACTGGAGATTATATGCAATTAATTATCAACTTAACCGAAAACAAAATATAGAGTACGAAGCTTTCCCTATAAGCTTCTCAGACCCCAATTCTATATTAGATATAGTAAATTCATCCATCACTTATTTTATAGAAAAGACTTTGCCGAAAAAAGAAAGCGTAGAGAGTTATAACCCTTATAATCCAAATCAAGTGATTAATAAATTTAATATAAGTGATACTCTCATTAATGAGAGTATCAAATTACTACAACAAAGTCTGCATCATGTCAACAACAAAACTTGTTTTAAAGATATGAAATGTAATAGTTATTTAATTCAAGGAAGTTACAAAGAAGATGGTTCGACTGAACATATAATTTCTTTCATAACTATAAAAACTCCTTTTTATAACTTTAAAAACAAAAAAATATTTAAGGCTTATGAGCGCGAATTAAAAAAAGTTACTGAAACGTTGTTCAATTTTACAAACACATTTGATATATTAATTATTGATCAAACTGTTTATATGATTTCTTCAAATTGTGAACGATTTTTAAATCTTGAGAAATCATATCGAAAGAAATGTTCTGATAAGCTTCAAGAAATTTCTAAGGCTGATATCATTGAAGACTTTCCTGATTTTGAAAGTGCTGCTACTTGTGGCTATTATCCTCGTAGATTTGCTACATTTAATGATGAAAAATTCAAAGCAATTCAAAAAATACCTATGCGCAAAAAAGTAGCTGAAAAATTAGGAATATCTTTAAACAGTAAAAATCAGTTTATTGTCAAGAATGAAAAGCTAAAGGCACGTTTAGTCAAAACACTTTGTGACAAAACTAGAATCGACTTTATTAATGACAATGCGCTCTGTGAAGTTCCTGCATCTAAACCTCTTGAGTAATTTTGTCGAGTGTTAAAATCTCATTCCAATCATAAATTTCAATTAAGTGTCCCAACTTGCTATCTAGCTCACGCTTACTCAAAATTGTTTTTTGAATAGGTTTCTCCTGTTCTTGCTGGTCATTTTCGCCTAATGAGCATCTATAAAAATGATATCCCTTGATCTCAAGTAATATATTAGCATAAATATTATCATTACGTATACATAAAAATGCTAATGTTAAAAAGTAAACTAAAAAAAGAATTACACTATCTAGTTTAGTAAAATCGAATGCAAAAAATGGCAAAATATAAGCAAGCAGGAATTCCGAAGTAAGCCCCTTTATCTTTTGTGCACTGACGATATAATATGTTCCAGGATCTGGGCTTTTACTTTCAACCACTTTTAACGATTTTAACACTATAAATGTTGCAATCGCACTCATAAATAGTATAGATATAATGCTAATAATCTCTGTTTTAATGTATTTTTCTTTGTAAATGCTAATAATATCCTCAATTATTATTGACAACCACAGCGGATAAAAGGACGTCAAAAACATTGACAGCTTAAATAGCTTGCTCATAGTTCGCCTCCTTTCATATTGCGTTCAACTTAGTGATAAATCTTGTTTGCAATATTATACCACATAAGAAAATTTTATTGTATATTAAAAATAACAAGCGCCCGGCCATCGCCGAACGCCCTCCCGAAATTCCCTGATTATATTGTAGCACAAATAAAAGGAGCAGAACGGGCAGTTTCGTACAGAAACGTACAGCTTTTTCAGCGTATCATTCCGGGAAACACAATCTGGTCGGACATCATGGCCAACCGTAAGATGGCGGCGCCTGCCACTTGCTTAACCCGGCTTTCGCTGTAGTTCACCTTGTCTGCAATTTCTTTCCACGTCGGCCGACGGGTGTATTTCCGGTTCCGCTGGTCACCCATGTACCGCAATTCCAATATGTACCGGTCGGTCGGATCCAACTTCCCCAGCGCGACGCCCAGCCAGTTCCGTTTCTCCTGCAGATCGGCTATTCGCTTCTGGCAGGCCATCTCCTCCTGCTCATAGAACCGTGCCTGGTCCTTTAGCGCCATGGAGGCTGTCCTGTCTCCAGTCATGCCTTTGCCGCCCGGCATCCCAGAAAGGTTGACGGGCGGCAGTGTTATCTCATTTTTCTCGGCTTCGCAGTGGCGGATGGTAGCCCATTCCTCGGCGATCATGGCCGGGATGTCATAATAGATTTTCAGCAGCTTCTTTACCTCGTCGACCGTCATGGTACCATCCTTTCCTGTAAGCCACCCATTAAAAATTTGAAATATTATAAATTGAATGTTATATTAAAAAGTATTTATAGAGGGGGTAATTGCTTGCTTTCTTTATCTAATTTTCATTCATGTCAAATTGTAGAATGGAACCAGCCTTCAATAAAGGACATAGCATATTTCATAAAGTTCTATGATTGTTATAAGTTTGCAGAAGACTTGGCTTCTGGTCTACTTTATATGAAAGCTGCCAGTAGTTTTTGGGACGATGAAGGCACTCTCCAAAGTGATCCAAGTGATACAAGATCATGCCGCTGCATCGGGATTAATTCTAATCGCCCTATCTATTGTTTATATACCGTCTATCGCAATGATTGTGCTGACACAAAGATTTTAATTAAAAATCAAGTTCTTAAAGACTTTACACATAACTATCCTCAAAACGTTCAAATGGTGCTCTTAGATGCACAAAAGTTTCTTGAGAAATTTGAATTACATTTAAGCAAAAATAATCTTACAGCTTATGCGGGTATAGTGAAATACAATAAATCAGATATTCAAGACAGATATCTGTTACAAATTCATCGTGAATATTTAACCTTCCTTTTTAAGCACCAAAAATTTAGCCACCAAAATGAATTCAGGATTCAGCTAAACAAACCTTGCAAATTAGAAGACGTCCCACTTTCTGATCTCAATCCACAATTTCAAAAAATCTACTTAGAAGACCATGTCCCATTCAAAAGATATGTTCCCCACGTAGAGGAAATAGGAAATCTGAGGGAAAATGGTGTGGCAAAGCTTTTTACATATAGCGATTTAGTTGCAGCAAAAAATTCTTACATTTTATCATTGACTTAAAGCATTTAACTTGGCTATGCTTATAGACAATTCTTTCACCGCTTTTTGCTTGAACTTCTTTGCTCTCCTTCTTTTTTCTGGCCACTTTCAAAGTAGAATGATCCCTCTTCTTTATATTTTCCACATCTTTACGTCTGTCCGAGGCTCGTCAGCGTATTCTTTGGGCATCCTGCGCGTATTCCCGCAGCTTTGCAATTGTGGCCTGTCCGATTCCGTGCCCGGGGTGGATACTGGAAATGAAATCTTCAACTGCTTGTCGGCGGACTTTATCCATTTCCGGAATTTCTGCCGGGACCACGTTCTTTTTTCTCAACCTAGCTATGTATTCTGAAATCTGCGCATCCGTCATTTTGCGGATTTTCACAGCCAATTCATGTTGTTCCTGCTCTACCGGCGTGTGCCGGCAATTACGTTTTTTCATGGCTTTTTGCACCTTTCAAAAGAAATTACCCATACCCACGGACTAGCGCC